TTTTTTTTTCCAAAGCTGCTGACTGTATTTCCTGTAAAAGGGGCAGGAGTTACAGTTTCTACTCTTAATGTTGCAGGCAACACATTTTCATTCTGAAAATATATTCCTTGCCAAGTATTTTTAGTTAATGGATTTTTGTCACTGTTCATAGGTACAACAACATAACATCCATCTTTCGCTTCCCATGCTTGAGTTCCGAGCAAGGCTTGCGCAAAAGTTGTATTCACAGGAGGCAAAGGTAACTGAGTTACTGTCCATGCTGTATTTAAACTCGCACCAATTGTACTAGTAATTGGTGCTGTTCTTGGTTCCAAAGCATCAGGTATTCTCCACACAGTCACACCCCCTGCTTTGTTTATTGGTTCTGTTTCATTATAACATTCAAATCCCAAACCTACAACTCTGTAATCACAATTCAAGGCTAAAGCATCCAAACCAGATTGGGCAACCAAAGTTGTGGCATCAGCCATGTTTGCAATCACTCCAATATTATTTCCCGATAATACCGCATGTGCATTGAACATATTTAATGTTAAACCACCCCCCACACTTGTTGGTAATGTTCCCAACGGTTCTGTTCCAGGTGTTATTGCCGGTGACATTGTTGTTGCATTTGACAGCGCTGTTGTAAAAATTGAACAATCCCATTTCCCGGCCGCCAATCCAACTGGTTTCACAATTTGTTGTTGTCCTTTCAAACAAATTGTTACAGTTGCTGAATTTGCCAGGTCCGGAAAACCAGTTGCTGGTATTTCTATATCATGGTAAGGATCCAATGCATTCCTCAACCATTTAAAGCCATCTTCAGTGATGACCCGTTCTTTAACAAGTTTAGCCAAAGCTACATCTGCTCGATTTGTTCTTGCGGCCATTATATTTTCTAAAACCTCTCCACTTTTTAAACGTCGCGACGAAGAAATCCGAGGGTTGGAAAATTCTACAATCTTAAAACCTCCCTCACGGCCTGTTATCAAGTAATCGAAATAATTCTTTCCATCCAGCATTCCTTTTGCAATCTCTAGCACTTGAGGTGATACCTCTTTTAGGTTTTCATGCCTTAAAAGGTAGCTCAAGAAACTCTGTAACTCACAACAGAAATCTGGTACTGGTATCGCTAAACTTATTAGTGAAATTACTTTCATTAATTGTTCAGATACTGTCAATGGTCCCATGTTATACATAACTGATGAGGCCAACTTATTTATCCTTGGATAAGGTATATACATTTCCTTAGTTTCATCCCACAATGACTTTGATCCTAAAAATTCACAATCAAAAGGTACTCTTTCCCCCACTTTCTTATGGTATAAAAAGAATGCCGACTCTTTTATTGTTAATCCATATTGCGCATATGTTTCTATCATTAACTGTTTAAACATCAAATCTGAGATTTCTTTTAAGCGCTTATATCCTGATAATAAATCATCCGAATATATTATATGGTGGGCCATTGCCATTACTTCTTCAAGGGTTGGTAACACTCCGGTTGCTTTTACTAACATTTTCACACAAAAATGGAATATTATTAACAAGTGGGCTAATGTATTATCAGCTGCTGTATTATTTGATCCACTATTATTCCCATGTGTTCTATAAAACACTATCCCATTAGGGGCTACATTTACCGTTTCCACCATGGTTCGTGATACCCAATACATTTCGAAAGGGTCTATTACATTCTCTAAGCATGAATTTCTCAGCTCATATACTGGTTCTAAATAAATACTCCTATCATAGCCACTTACATCAAGCTGTGCTATTAAAGGGTATTCTTCAAATTTTTTGATCAAAACATCAAACCCTCCATATTGTTTAACTACCCCATATTTCATATAAGATTCTGGATCATTGGCTTGATCTTTCATTCGTTCATTCTGTTTTTGATAATATTTTTTTTGTTTTATTGATTCATCAACCCCTGGTCCAAAGGTTGTTCGTATTTTTTCTGCTTTTATCTCATGAAAGGGCAAGAGCTCGAATTTTGGGGATACAGTGTTTGTCGGTATATACAACCGATTTGCACAATCTTTAAAAATTT